TCTTCTGCTTCGTAACCTGCATATATACCTAGTATGGTTCCTGAATCTTTGTGGAAATATACTATGTAGGGTTCTTCATATCCGTCTTCGTCTAAGTCTAGATAACAAAATTGTTCTAGGACTTCGTAAACTGGGTTTACATCGCCTATGTCGTTATCTTCGTGGATATCTACATTGAGTTTATCAATTTCTATTTCTGAAAATCTGTCTGCTCGAATGTATTCAACTATTTGATTTTTAGTCATATAGTTTCTAACTGTAATTCTTAGAGCTTTTTCTATACAGCTAGTATTAGTATTAATGATTACGTCTTCTGGACTAATTACTTCACTTAATACTTTATCTCTATTTTCATCATAACATAGTTTACGATAAGCTGTACCCCATGCACATAGCATTTGAATTAATTTGTGTGATTCTAATAACCACGAATCTGAATCTACTAAAAGGTCATATGAAAAGAAATCACTAACGGCTTTAGCTTTTTGGGTTTTCTTGCCGTCTAAATCTGGACCTAATACAGCACATTCTACAACTTTGTTGTTTCTGACTAAATGAGGTATTAACCTGGAGGATAGTTGTAACGTAGCAGATGCCAATAATGGGTACACTACTTTAGAATGACCATAATTTTTAGTCTGTTCGTTGTTTACGTCAGACTTAATCATCTTAAGGGCTTCTTTGTTCATATCAATCCATGCTTGGCATGAATCTTCGTCTATGTCGAAACCTGAGGTAACATCATCTGCTATTTCTTTCAGTAAATCTTCATCCAAATCTTCAGCGATATTGGGAGAATCTACGAATTTTAAAAGTTGTTCTATACTCACGTTTTTTCCTCTAATGTATCGTATAATGCTCATTAAGTAGGTTAATGGCTATTATATGAATCATTAATAACCGGTTAAAGGGTCAACATTTCGTTGTTCTTGGTACTCATCATATGAGTCCCTTTCTGTTAAATCGTATTCGGACTGGCTTATCATTTCGAATATAGATAGTAAATATCTAAGGGTATCTAGTAAATGGTCGTCCTGGTTTCTAGCCACTTTGTTAGGGTCTTTAGAGTCATATCTATAAATCCTGAACTCATCTAGAAACATGTGTAAATTAGAGAACACTTTTAGCATTCCCGAGGTCAAATCATTATATACCTGACCTATACCTGCTATAATACCGTTATGTCCTGGATGTAAATCTAATCCTAGACTTCGGTAGTAATCAATACGCATTTTGCCGTCATCTCTCCGGCCTCCGCCTGAAGGGTCAGCCGCTCCGGCCATCCATTCACCGCGTTGCTTGATAGCGAATACATGTTCTGAATCTTGGACCTTTCCTTTCTTGTATTCAGCGTATAAATACTTAACTTGTGTTACTGGGTCTTGAGCCATCCATAAAGCTGCAGTGTTATTCCATCCAAAGTCAAGGCCGTAAGCTCTTGGGAAATATTCTGGAATCTCGAATGGTTTGCATATGATATCTTCTTCAGATATTGGATATACTCGACCTGAACCTAATGCTGGCATACCTTTAGTACGAGCATCTCTTTCATTAGGCGGCATTTCTGCCATCATGGTTCGTTTATCTTCTTCTGTTAAGTGGGGCGCATCATCCCAAGAAATCGCTATTGCATAGCGGTCTGTATGCTCGGGATGGGTGCCTCCTGGAGGAAAACGTCCATTAGGTAAATATCTTAGTACTACTTCAGATAAACCTTTTAATGGGGTAAAAAGCATCATAACCCTTCCAGGTTCTTTTCTACCTTTTACTCCCCGTGTACGCATAATACACTCTGAGTAGATTTCTTCTGGCGGTTCCTCATCGAATATTAGTAAGTCTAGAGTAGCTGCCTGGAACTGATTTCGTCCCATTTCAAATGTTTTAACAGTTACGGAGCTTATTCCTCCGCCCTTATGTTTAGTAAGGATTTGACCTATCGCCCCTGGTACTCCAGGCATTGACTTAGTATCATGTAACATATCTTTTCTAATTAGGCCAGTTCCGTGTTCTTCTCCGACTGCACCTAAAAGAGACTGCTGCATTGAATCGCGCCATAGTGAGCCAGATTCGCAGATTACCCATACTTTAATTGACTTCTTAAATCTATATCCTTCCCATCCTTCTGGATAATCTCCAGTCATATGGTAGGTTAATTCTGTGGCTCCAGTAAATGATTTACCTGAACCGTTACCTCCTCCCAGAACTCTAAATCGATGGTCTGCTCCTGCTTTAAAGAACTCCCAGTGTCTGTGATATGCAGAACGTGAGAAGGGGCCTTCAAGAGGGAATACTGAATCAATTAGATTATATTTCTTATGTTCTGTGAATGCTTGTATCGCTCGTGCAATACTGAGCAATTGAGGTCTATTCACTAACTATCTCGCCTTCTATTATGAGTTGAAGTTCGGGATTTTGTTCTAGCTGTGATCTGATGAACATTAATAACTCTTCGTTTGATTGGTCATTAAGGACGTTCATTTGGTCTATATTAATTTGTGTGTTGTTCGTAATCCCTGGTACAGTTTTATCCGTCCAACCATTACGATATTTGCCTAGGTCTCTCCAGAACTGATAGTCGATGTCCATCGTCTTCATCATTCCTTGGACTCCAAGGTCTTCATGGTGTGCATCAAACAGCACTTTACCTTTATCGCAAGCCTCTGCGAATTCAGGATGTTCTTTCTTCCATCTATAGAATGTTGAACGGGCTGTACCTAGAAGAGCTATTGCTTTAGTTTCTGAAGCTCCGCCGGCCATTATCTTATAGACTTCTGCGCAATACTCTGGTTTGTAATCTGATTGAGCTGCCATTTAGAGCCTCTCTAATATCTTATCCAATCCTATTCGTATATAACCTATGTCTTCCTTGATAGCTCTAATCTCAATAGCAGTTTCCGCTTGTGTGCGGTCTAATCTATGGACTTCTCGTTCTAATCTTTCTAAACGATTATTAAGTCGGTCTTCTTCCAATTTTCTATTGGCTTCTGACTTTTGATTTTGATATATAAAGTAACTGGTTATTGCACCGAATATCCAAACTATATATTCCTTTAAGGCTATTAGTAATTCCATTTCCAGGGTATTCCCCACACGCTTAGTTCTGGCGTGATATCATCTAAGTTTTTGACTGCGATACGTTCCTGTTTAACGTCGTATCCCCATTTGATGAATAAATCTTCAGCTAGCGGCCAGTCTCGTATAGTTACTTCCTTGTCGCCTTGATAGATTATTTTCATTACCCGTTCGCCTTATCTGCTGCATCTCTGATAGCTTCCCATTGTTCTTGGGTCATACCTTGTTTGAATAAGGTTCTTCTAAGCTCTTTAGCAAGTACGTCTTCGTTGATTGGGTTTTCTGCTTTGGCTTTCTCTACCTTACCTTGTTGATAAGTAGCCATTGTTCGTTCGCCGATGTATCCGCCTAGACCTACATTGAGTAATACCCAAGCTTCTGCTGGGATGGCGTTCGGTTCTATTTTGGTTCCTAAGAAATAAAGAAGAGAATTCATTATTGGAACTATAATCCAATTGAATCCTATCATTACTGTACACATGGTCATAAGCTTAGCTCTCCAATCGGAGAACCAAGTACCTTGATTCATTTCAGTAGTGATGATTTCTTTTTTAGATTCGTTCTCGATAGCTTTAGCTTTGTTTTCTTCTATCTGAGCATTAAGAATAATTTCCTGTATATGAGCTTCGGCCTCCGCGGCTTCCTTCGGGTCAGGGAATATTTTATTGATGATGGGTTGTAATAAAGGTCCCATTAAACCTAGAATTGCTGCAAAGCCCACTAATAATCCTTTAACTAACTTGTGGCTACTAGGGGCCAGAATCTAAATCAGCCCCTTTAACCATTGATTTTAATCAGTTTTTTCTGATTTGAGTTCCAACCCCTAAGTAAGACTAGGTAGTTAATCTAACCTTACTCTTGGAGTGTAGACCATACTTGATAGTTTGTCAAGTAATTTTTGAAAATATTTTCACTTTCTTTACATAAACTAGGTTCACTGGGTAGTTAGGCCAGTTACTTAATAGTTTGTTTTCTCCTCGCTCCCTACTTAGCAGTATATCAGTTACCGCCCAGTTTGTCAAGTGATTTAGTAAAAATATTTTGTCACAAATTAGTATATGTTTTCGTGACTACCGCCCCTTAATAAAACCTTGTGTATCTTTCCTTCAGAAAGAGACATTCAACAACCTCTTAAGGTTGTCTTAAGTATTACTCAGTTTTCGGGTCTGTAAGCGAGGATAGGGGCCCCTGTGATTACCCGCGCGTATATACAGTACTTGTCCCCACCCCCTCCCGAACTTTTATGGACTGAAACGCTGCTTGTTCGTTCAAGGTGAGTCGATGACTAGGTTGCCACTCGCTTGTCCACTCTCAAACACTGTTCATTCATCATGAACGCTGATGATTAGTGAACAACACATTAGTTATTAGATAGATGATAACTAATCTGTGTACATTAATATAAGGCCATGGGTTGGGTGCAGAATAACAGGGCCGTGGGTATAGGGGTACCATGTAGTAGGGGTAGGGTAGGTTGTTCCAGCCATGTTTCGAGAGAGACACAGATGATACCATATTGAATAGAGACAGGGGCAGTAAACCAGTACGATATACACTGGTAAGTTATTGATATAACAGTTATACAAAATTATTTATTAGTTTCACTTGACATTAGATATAACAGTGCCATACTTAAGATAAGAGTACAGATATTGTACAGTTACTTAGGAGATAATCATGTACACATTACAACAAATCAAAGACCAATACTACTACGAGTTAGCAACTGGTCAGACTGAGAGAAGAGGATTAGAACAATACATAAGAGAAGAGTATATCCCTTGTTACGATGAAGACCTCAACTTCTTAGGATATGACAAAGGAGTATATCATGTTGCTTCTTAATATCATGTTAGTATCACTGTGCATATATTTATACAGACAGAATAACAGGTGTTCATATACTAAGCTACTTAATAAAGCACAGTTCAATAGAGATGTTAAGAATAGAATGAGAAGGAAGAATGATATGATAGTACTAATAGATATTGATAAGTTCAAACAGATTAACGATACACACGGGCACGCGTTCGGCGATACAGTAATATCTGGCGTGTCTGATGTTGTCCGAAATAGTATACGTTTTTCTGACAGAGCATACCGTATTGGAGGAGATGAGTTCGCTATCATTACGAGTGACGCATCAGTAGGAGATAGAATAAAGAATGCACTAGGTAATATATCAATCAGTGTCGGATGCGGTAAGACTTATGAAGAGGCAGATGCTGCTATGTATAAGTGTAAAGGTTCTGTAAAGTAGTGTACAATTATAATACACTAGCCTATACTAATAGTAAGAGAAGATGTTTAATTATTGAACGAGGCGGAGGTGCCAAATGTTAACAGATGTAGAAGCTAAGGATACGATACTATTCTTAAGGTCTAAAGGGTATTCCATTGCGGGTATCCAAGCAGTAACTGGGCTGACTATAACGAATATATGTGAGGTGATTTATGAACAGAATCAAAATGATATTGCTGATGATGCTGTTAGTTCCTACAATGGCGTTTTCTAACGGTGATGATTGGTTATGGGAGAGCAATAACAAACCACTAGAGATTGATTTAGATAGTACTAAGACAATAATAGTGTGCACTCCAGATAGAGGTTGCCAATCAGTTATTGTGTACGGGGATTGATTTAGATTCCACACCCCTAGATAAGGAGTTAGTGATGAGCAATTACGTAGAAGATTATCGGCATAGTTCTTACGAAGAGAAGATATGGATGCTGCAACAAATATACAAGACCGCTACTAAGGAGCAGAAGGAGATTATAGTTAAAGAAGTTCAAAAGCTATATAATCAACATCGCGGGAGATAATCATGAAGTACTATTCAACATGGCAAGAGGCATTGTTGGACTTTGTAGAGCGATTTGGGCACAACTACGAGGATAGTTATAACCTAATGGCTGAATTCGAGGAGAAGTTAAACCAGAACATCAAAGGCGTTTACTTTATGTACGGAATGGGAGAAGTGAAATGAATGAATTAGATTGGTGGGACCAGTTTTATACTGACATGGAAAAGGGCTTAACTAAATACACTAGGCCTAAGGATTGGAAAGAGCGGGCATTAAATGCTGAGACCAGACATAGAAAGCCTGTACGTAATCAATATGAAGGGCGCACTAGCGGGAGAACTAATCATGAATGAAGTATACGGCCATGCCAAAGCTAAGAGGGTCTTGGAGGTATTATATAACCGTTCACAAGAGAGATATTACAAGAAGTGCGTCAAAGGTGAGACATCTTACCCAGAACGTTTGAACTGCCTAATAGTGGGGCCAAGCGGCACAGGTAAGACTCATTTAATGAAGACATTCGCTGAGCAGCACAACATACCCTTATTGTGTCTTGATGCCACTGAATTGATGCCTACAGGCAACGATACAGGCGTTAACAAGAAGCAATTAAGGAAGTTAATCATTGACTTCGCACATGAAACAACCAAGAAGCCACAGTTTTTCAGTCCTGAAGGCGTGTTAAATCAAATGTTCATCTTCGTAGATGAGTTTGATAAACTT